CCCATATCAGTAGAGCGCGTGTCGGCTTCATTTAGAGCTTGATTAAAGATTCTGCCTTGCTTGTAGTTATTCATTTCATTCCTTTCGTTGCTGCTATGGTTATTTTTAATAATCCCACCACGGTCGGCGGATTCCGCGCGCCCTATCTTTCTTTTGTTCGTTCATAATTATCATCATGCCGGCGCCGATTGTAAAAGACGCGGCGCACATAATCGCTAGGTTTAGCATTTTTTATTCTTCCCCCTCGTCGTAGTTTTCGCCGCTAAGGTCGCCATCTTTGATTTCTGTTGCGATCATTTCGCCCCATTCTTTGCTATTCATTTGTTACCCTTCTTTTATCGTTTAGCTTCCCCCTGTCCTTGCCCCGTTTGGCTGGGCTTGCTTCCGCCTGTTAGCTTTGTTTTCGGTTTGCTTAACTATCTTTATTATATAGCAAAGTTTGCTATTATGCAAGAGTTTTTATAAAGTTTTTTTGAAAATCGCAAAAACGGCGCGCGCTATCTGTTGGCGGCGCTATATATTATATATATATTCTATATTTTAGCCTTGCATAAACTGGCAAGGTTTGCTATAATATAGCCATAACAACCGAAGCAAAGTAAAGAAAGGGTAAATAAATGGCTAAATACATCATAATTGAATACCGCCAAAAGGGTGTATATGATATCAAGATTGAACAACCAGGGCGCGAAGATTTCAAAATGCGCTACATAGGATATAACAGGCGCGACGCGACCAAAAACGCGCGCGAAGCTTGCGGACTATCTGGCCGCCGTTTGGTAACTATTGAATTAAGGCGGACGCGCTAGAACGCGCGGCAAAGAATTGCGGCATTTGCGCAATAAGGTAACAACAACAACGCCCCGGCTAGTCCGGGGCAAGTAAAGGAAAGGAAGAGACACAACATGGCTATTTTATACAGAATCACAAACGGAACGGCGACAAGGTGGGGCACAACAGAGGCGGATGCAGGGGCGGCCTTGCCTGGTGGTGGTGATGTCGAACAGGTCGCGATCGATGAAATCGAAATGCGCCAAGCCGCGTGTGCGTGGTTAAATTTTAGAGCGAAAACGGCCGAGAATGCGAAAAAGCGCGAAGCGAAACGGACAGCGAGCGAAAAAACGGCTACGGCGGCGAAAGTATGGGCGAAACGCCGCGCGAACGGCACGGATAAATGGAAATAACAAAAAATCACTTAGGGAAACCGAAAACAAAGCTAATTCTTAAAGGGTAACTAAAAGAAAAAGCAATTCCTAAGTGATAGCCATATTATACGAAGCATAAGCAGTTGTTGTCAAGAGCATAAGCAGTCGTAACATGAAATTATGGCAACGAAATCATCATCGAGGCGTAGCGCCGGAATCAAAGCGCGCAATACTATTATCGCAAGGAATGGCGAGCAGTATTATGCTCGAATCGGCAAGAAAGGCGGAAGCCGTACCGATACCAAGCCGAAAGGCTTTGAAGCCGACCGTGGCTTAGCTCGCAGAGCTGGGGCTAAAGGCGGACGCGCTCCACGAACGAAATAGTGTAGCATAAGCAGTAGTCTGCTGTAGCATAAGCACTCATAGGAACACGAGCTTTGAACCGCCCGTGTTCTTTTTTGTTCCTTTGAAACGGTTAGCGCCGTAATATGCGAACGCCACGGCTTCTACTGGATCTACGCTCATAGTTGAACTGAGTGGGGCGTAGCCAAACATACCATCCTTGCCAATGTCGCGCTTCTTACAAGTTCGGATAGCGCTGTTCAATACTGGCTGATTAAAGTGAGTGAGTGTTCCGTCTTGGATTGCCTGATAGAAGCTAGCATAAGCACTCCCTGCTTCTTTCACATTCGGAGTTAGGATGCGTTTCGTGATTCTCTTATCACTACGCTCTAAATCTTCTACGAGCAAGCCTTGCCCTGCTGCGCCATCAATGATTATCATGTTGGCTTTTCTCCAACGCTCAAGTAGCCAAGACTCAAGCCAAGCAATGCCGTTGCTTAGTCTCTTCCTATCAATAACTTCGACATGGATTTTATCTCCCATAACTACGCCAACGGCTAGCGTAACCATTGAACGGTCTGGCGCAAACTTTACCGAGTAGACAAGGTCTGGCTCTTCTGGTAGCTTTACTTCTTTGACTGCGAGACAATTCCACTCATCGTCTGTGAACGCTCGTTTAGCATCAATTCCAGGAATCCAACCAAGTCTCATGCGGTTGAAAGAATCCTGGCTGAAAGCGCTTGATTCCGCTTGTACGGCGCTATATTGCAATGAGTAGCCTAGTGATGGGTTTGTAGCGTACCAAGCGTCTTCGTCATGCTCGTCTGTGATATTCTCGACCGACCATTCTTGCCAGCAAATATCGCTCTTGCCTTGGAGCAAGCGAGTGCGTGCGCGTAAGAATACAGTACCAGTCGAACCTGCCGTTGGTGGCGTTCCTGCCATGATATTCTGCGGATTGCCAGTAGGAGCAGCCGAAAGCGTAGGCAGTAGAGCTTCTTCCTGAGCATCTGAACATTCTTGATTCTCATCCCACAGTAGGCAGTCGTTAGTTAAGCCAAGACCTGACGAACGAGTGCGGACACGGAAGATGCAACGACCGCCGTTTCTAAGCTCGACATAATCGAAAGACTTTGGCTCTCGGTCAAACTCTGGCGTGAGTAAGTCTCTGATTTCTGGTTCTGCATCGTAGAAAAACCTTAGAACTAATCTTTTAATCTCATCCACCGTGCCAAGCTGATGGGCTGTGTAAATAATGTGTTCACCAAGAAAAATCATTCCGACAAGAATCCTAGCCCTAAATAGCCAGGTCTTACCGTTCTGCCTTGGTATGATAAGCCCACAAGTAGGGTTCGCCCACTTGCCATCGTCTGTGCGCGCGAGCCAACGGCGAATAATGGCCCTTTGCCAAGGATAAGGGGCTAACCCGTAATGATCCATTAGAGCGATAGCTTTCTCCGCTAACGAGATTTCGCCATCGTGGTAAATATCTATGCGTGGCTTTTGAGAGCCTTTTCGTTCGTTAGTTTTCTTCGGCATTCTCAATCTCTTCTATAGTCATCTTAGATGCGTATGATTTGTCCGACTTCCCTTTGTTGCGTTGTCTCTTAGGAGAAACTTGACCTTCTACTAAAGGCTTAGCCATATCGCCGAGAATCTGTGCCAGAACCGTATCTTTTTTTGGTCCAGCTCTGCGTTCTGCATCCTTAATTTGTTGAATGATATTACTCATAGACATTGCGAGCGAAGCCGTGTCTCTTGCTCCAGTTCCCCTTTCGAGTTGCTCTGCGATTTGGTCTCGGCAAGCCATAAGAACGCCAAGCTCGTCATTCTCTGCGGCGAGTTCAGATATGGTTTTCTGCTCGGTCTTTGGTTTCGTAAGTCCTGCTTGATAAATCTTGTCTATGCGCCCAGGAGCTGCAATGATATCTTTCCATCGAGCGAGAGCGGCGTAGGCTTCGGTATTTAAGACATCTTTGCCGTACTCATAAAGATTCTCGATTTCGGTAGGGGAAAGCTTCCTAAAGAAATCTAGCCACTTGTCGTAGCCGTCTAGTTTCGGAATCTTTACGCTAATATGTTGCTCGTTCCACCGTTGACAGAGGTTCTTGTACGATTCTCGGTCTAGCGACAAGAACCATGCCTCGTTTTTTGTCATAAGAAAACCTCCTTTGGCCAGTTGAGTATCTGTTAATATCTACCATTTTAATACCAGTGCAGTGAGGTTTTGTCAGAAAACAAAAAAGTGGTAAGTTCCACGCTTACCACAGACATCTAATTACTTTTTTATTATACACTAAAAAAACTACCGAGTAATCGGTAGTAGTTGTAGCGACTGAATAATAATTACATTTCGCCCAAAATCTGCAATTTTTCTGCAAGATTTAACGCTTTTGGAATTAGCACATAACAATCACATTAGATTAACAGAGGTGGCGCTGATAAAATCTTATAGAGAGATGTAATATTGTCATATTAAAGATTTAGCATTTTCTTTATATGACAATGCCGATATATAAAGCCGTTTTCTATCGGACATCTATCGGACATAAGCGAACGCTCTATGACTTTGTGCCATATCTGTTAAATTAGCGTTAAGTGAATTTTAGTGGTCATTAAGTGAACGCTCTATCGGACAATCTATAAAGCCATTGTCTCCCGTAGAGCGTGGTTTCTATAAAAAACGCCCTACGGGGCGGTAATTTGATTATATTAAATTTTTAACCTTTTATAACCGTATTTATCACACCATTCATTATGATATTTTGCGTATTTTTCATAGGCTTTATTCATTTTAGGAATAAGTTTTTTCTGTTCCCTTTCATTTCCTAAAGCACCATGCCTGATATATTCACCTTGCAAGCGGTCATAATCTTTACTGGCTTTAATAAGTTCTGGGCTATATGTACTTTTGTCAAACATTACAAGTCATTTAGGATGCCATCTTGAAACTTGATTGCATATTCTTCTATAGCTTTATTATAACAAAAACAACCTGCGGCCGCTCGTTCGCAGGAAGATAGTGTTAAATAGTTCTCTTTCTCTTTCAAGCCTAAAAGTGGCGAGCGATGCACTTAAGAGCTTGCGCTCTCAGTTATCAGTATAACCAAAAAGCCGCCCGTTGTACAAAGGCGACTCTTTGGATAAAAGAAAATCAGATGGGCAATAATTGATTAAAAATTATTGCTTGAGCCGGAAGGAGGTGCGATGAAACACCTCCCAGGCACTTTTATTATAGCAAAAAGCCCCGACTGTTGCCGAGGCTTTAACTTGGTCGATTTCGACCATGTTAGTAGTCTTTGAGTGCGTCTTTAAGATAGACAACTTGCCTGTTCATGCAAGCTCGCCATGCTGGATCACTGCAAATATTAGCGAGCCACTCGCAGGCTAGGCAGATGTCGTATTGGTCGATAAGCCACTTGTTTGTCTGATATATCTCCCATGCTCGTTTAAGCTGCCATTCGGGCGGCTTTGGGATGTCGTGGAGTATATGGCGGTGTAGGTAGTTGTGTATATCTACATCAAGCTCATAAACGAACGCTTGGCGTAGTAGGAGTCCGTAGCCATCGCCATAATGCGCTCTCTGGAATATCAGATGCTAATGGTGGCGGTTATAATGCTTGCTGCGCTGTTTCTTGCGCAAAGCTCTTCCCCGTCTTCCCATAGTATCGCCCCCTTTCACTTCCAAAAACGGTATTTCCGATTTTTCTTATTGCCTCATTACTTATTGTGAGTAAGCTCGGTCATGGTATCGCCATAGAGTGAGCAGTGATAGAAGATGCGACTTGCGGTTTCAAGCCAACACTTGCCATATACGAGCGTATAGTCGCCACAGTCTGTGACATTGATGCCATAATGGCTAATCTCGTCATATAGCTTCTTGCTATCAATCTGGCCAATAATGCGTACGAAAATAGTAACTTTCATAGTTACTCCCCCTTTCAAAACATTTCAAAGACTTTCAATGTGCGAGGATTGTGTCCTCTATCCTATCCAGGCGACAGAATCAAAATTGCAGATTATTGATATTTTATTCCCGGATAGGAGAGAGGGCGCAAAGCCCTACTCTAGCTAGTCGCCCTTGTGGTAGTCGCTCGAACTCTTTACGAGTGCTACGCCGAGGACGGTATTCAGAGCCGCAACTATGAGCTGAATCGTCTGATCAATTTCAGTGCCGAATCCGAATCCCCAGATTTTACTCAAGCCGACATAGAGAGCTTGGATAAGTGGCAGAATCACGATCGCTACGATTTTAAGAATATCGTAGGTCTTATTGCTCATAGGAATCATTACAATTTTCTCCTTTGCATTATTCTCTATTTCTTGCATTTGCGCCTGAATCTTCGCCAGTTCTTCTTCCGTCAAGCCGCTTTGGTTGTCTTCTGGGCTTATTACAGGATCTTCCTGTGGGTTTTCTGGCTCGACTGGCTCGATTACTGGTTCTGGGTCTTTTGGCTCGTCCTGTGGCTTTTCTGGGGCTTCTGGCGCAGGTTGTGGCTGTGGCTCAGGTTGTGGTGCTGGTTTTGGAGTGAGCGCATCATCCTTGAAGCCGTTGGTGATATGCTTCGTGAATGAATACTCCGTTAATAGGAAGGTCTTGCCGATAGTCTTATTTTCGACTTTGCCGTAGATGTCGATAGCGGTGTCTTTAGCGAACTCTTTAATCACCACGATATTCTCGGCGTGAGTGTGGTTGAAGTCATAGAGGTGAGTCGTGCGTGTCGTGATATAAGTTTCTACCTTATCGAACTTCGTCCAGACAAGCTCGGCTTTTTTAGTCGGGTAGTTGATTTCGTTCGCACGGTCGCAGATTTCTTGTAGCTTCGGGTATAGATAAGGCCCCGGGCAAACAGTAGCCGCGCCTTGCCAGTCTTTGTGGCCTGAGAGCGCTGGAAAGTCCGCATCAGGGTTAATCCAGAGCTTACCGAGCCCATTGCGCCTTGCAATCTCTGCCACGAGCTTGCAGAGCGTGTCGAATGTTTCGCCCGATACCTTCCAATCTGGAGCGCCCGTGCTGTTGGTGGTTTCGATGCCAATAGTGGCGCTATTGCCTGCCCAGTTGGAGCAATGGTATGCCGTATCTTCCTCTCTAACATATTGATGCACTTGCTTGCCACCTACGCCGTAGTGCGCTGAGCCGCCTCTGCCTGGCTGGCTGAATACTTGCCCGATAGAATCAAGGCTTGTAGAAGCCGCGTGGTGAATCACGATGCCCCGAATCTTGTCTTGCCTACCTGCCGTGTAGTTTGTAGCATTTGCCCACCGTTGCCTAGTTACCATTGAGCTTTGTGACATAGTTTTCCTTTCTAAAAGCGCCCCAAAATGGAGCGCCCGTTGTTATTTCTTCGCTTGCTTGAGGATTTCTTCGTAATTTCTATCGGCTTTGTCGCTTAAATCAACGAGAGAGCCTTTGATTATCTCCAAGCTAGTAGCAATGTTTTTATTTGACTCCACTAGAGCTTCGACAGCCCTAGAGTTATCCGAATTTGTCTTGCTTAGCTCTTCGAGTAGCTTGGTATTCTTGTTGCGGTCTTGGACGAAGACCCACACGAATAACCCTGCCATTATGACGAGTCCGCCCCATTTGCCGACGATTACCATTATTTCTTCCATCGTTAGCGCCTAATCCTTCCGGCTAGGTCTTTGACCTGATAGCCTGTCAGCTCGTATGAAGTATTGTCATCTATTGCCATAATTCTCCTTAATCAGTCTTCTTAGTGTACCAAAGCGTGATGTAACAATTTGCAAACTCTCGCCGGTCGTTTCCAGTACTAATTTCAATGCCAATGTTAGTGACGAGCAGCGACATTGCTCCGGCTAGCTGATTTGGCGATGCGAATGGCAGATGGACAGTCGCTTTTGAGGCTGTCCAGGCAATACCTTCGACTTTGACGAAATGGTCGATGCTTGTGATATTGTGAGCAACCGACTTTGCCGAAGCATTCGGGAGAGCTCCGAAGTCAATCGTCTTCTTATAGATAGGCTTGCCATCAATCCAAGTCGCGCTAGTCTTGACCTCTGAAGTAGAGTAGGAAGAGCTCTCTAAATTGATAGTCGTATCTGTGGATTGGTTCGCAGTGAACTCGCCTAGAGTCTTTCCGTTCTGAGTAATAGTGAGTTTACCGTTGTAGACGGTAGGAAGTGTCGGCAGGTTGTCCAAGTCGTTATAGTTACCAGAAGTAGCGACAGGAGCCAAGCTAGAGCTGTCTGCCTTTGATTTGATTTTTGTTGCACAGTCTTTAATTTGTGAACCAGTTAGTTCATAACTTGTATTGTCGTCTATTGCCATAAAGCGTTCCAGTCTGTTGAGTTAATGTTATTCGTAGTCGGAATGCCAGCTATAGCAGTATCTAGCTGACCTTTTGTAACTGCGTCATGATCATTCACTGCATCTGCCACATTCACGATTTTGCGATACTGATATGTGTCAGAGTATGAAGAATTCCCTGACCCGACAGAAACTTCATAATCATTATCCGCTATTGAACCCATACCTAGTGCAACCGAACCAATATTTTTGGCTTTTGCTCCATTTCCTAATGCTATTGCAGAATTTCCTGATGCTTCAGAATTAACAGCAATAGCACATGCACCTTGTGCAGTTGCATATGCGGTGCTACCTATTGCACAAGAATAATCATAGTTTGCATGAGCACCACTACCGATAGATACACTTTCTGTACCTTGCGCCATCGCTTGGCGTCCAATTCTAACTCCATTAGACCCATAACTATCTCTCGTGCCACCTATACATATACGCACATCAGAAGGACTAGTAGATTGGTCTTTGCCAGCAATGAATACCATATCAGTAGCGGTCTTCTGGGTCATAGCACCATCGGTATTCTGACCAGTCGTAGAGTACAGTATCGGACTAGCAGTTGCGCTTAGTACCCCGTCTTCATTGATCGATAGATTATCTCCTACTTTGATACCACCAAGTGTTGTTTCAGTTGCTGCAGGTAGAGTGTATGCTGCAGCAGAAGTTATTGTTCCGTCAGCTGCTACAGTAATAGTCGTTCCATCTGGTTTTACTTTACCAGCTACTGATGTAGTAGCAATTGGGACATTAGCATCAGTGCCGTTAGTAATGTTAGCAGTTGTAGTGCCTTGAGAATCAGTAATACTAATCGTAGCTCCAGTAGAAGTCTGTGTGACAGTAGCAATTGGACTAAAGCCATCTACGCCATTTGTCCCGGCAGGACCTTGTTCGCCTTGCTCACCTTGTGGACCTTGCTGACCCGTATCGCCTTTTTCGCCAGTATCTCCCTTGTCTCCCTTTTCGCCCTTAGGGCCTTGCGGAATAGCGAAGTTGAAAACAGCCGCCGATGATGTGCCAGAGTTGGTGACTGAGGCGCTAGTTCCAGAAGGCAATGTCGTGGTTGTGCCTACTTCTATAGTCGCTGAAGCTCCAGATGGACCAGTCTCGCCTTGAATCCCTTGAGGGCCTTGCTCGCCTTGTGGACCAGGCTCGCCTTGAGGACCTTGCTCGCCTTTCTCGCCCTGGATTCCCTGTGGCCCTTGCTCGCCTTGGATGCCTTGGATGCCTTGAGGACCTTGTGGTCCAATTTCGCCAGGTGCTCCGTCCTGACCAGCTGGACCCTGTGGTCCTTGTGGGCCTTCTGGGCCAGTATCGCCCTTGTCGCCTTTAGGACCTTGCGGACCTTGAATCTGCACGCCATTGCCGTCTGTCGGGAATGATGTGCCGTTCCAGATGTATAGCTTTCCGTCTGCTTCGACATAGATGCCTTTGCCGTTATCCTCTGTCCCCAAGTTAGTTGGGAGGTCAGCGTAAGTTGCGACTGTGCCATCTATTGATATACCTGTGCCATCATCACCTTTATCGCCTTTGTCGCCTTTATCGCCTTTTTGGCCTTGTGGAATTGCGAAATTGAAGATTGCGGCAGAAGTAGTTCCGGAGTTTGTCACGGATGCACTAGAGCCAGCTGGAAGCGTAGTAGTATCGCCGACTTCTACTGTAGCTGCAGGACCTTGTGGTCCAGGCTCACCCTGCTCGCCCTGAGGTCCAGTATCACCTTTTGGCCCAGCTTCGCCCTGTGGACCTTGTGGACCTGGCTCGCCTTGTGGCCCTTGTGGTCCAGCGGGTCCAGGTTGACCAACCTCGCCCTTCTCGGCTTTGCCTGCGATTTGCTCGGCATAACCGTCATAGGTCGTTACTTTATCGGCTGTGATGCCTGAATTGACGGCGTTGAGCTGGGCTTCGGAGAGCCTGTCTTGCTTGGCATCTATTTGGCTCTGCAAGCCGTTGTCTGCGCTTTGGCGAGCTTGTGCCTCAGAATTAACCGCAGAATTGATTTGTGCGGTAATTCCTAAGTCGGAACTCGTTTTATTGCCTACAATCTCTACGCCATTGATTTGAGGCTTATCATCGAGCTGATTATACGAACGATAAGAAACAAACTCGATTGGCTCTTGCTCTACCTGAATTTCTTGCTCATAAGCGTCGTCAATTAAATCGACTGGATGCTCGTAAGTGTCGTCAATTAAATCGACTGGGTTCTCTAAAATATCTGCCATATTACCTCACCGTAGCTTCGTAGGTTAATTCGAGCCACCCCTTTACGATGCTAGTTGTAACATTGTCTTGAGTTACTTCGATATCGTAAAAATACTTGCCGTATGGCAGGTCTGCCGTGTCTTCTGATTCGATTCTGAAGTGCCAGAAAAAATCTTCGGTAAACTCGAAATCGTCTATTGATTTCTGGATTAGCACGGTTGGGTCTGTTTTTGGGTCTTTCACGACCGTGAAGAATAGAGACTGCGGCTCTACCTCGATTACATTATTGTGTATATCTCTTCGTTTGAACTTGTAGCGCTTGGTATCGCCTCTAGTAAAGCTGAGCATTGTTTAGAGTCCTTTCTAATTACCAATTATTCGAGATAGGTATGAAATTGTCAGATTGTTGGTCTTCCTTGTCATACTGCATCATATTGCCCTTGATACGGTTACATCTAGCATGAGTTAGCTGTAAGTTGTCGATATCGTATGGAGCGCCGCCACGGGAAACTGGGATTATATGATCTACTTGACAACTCATAGGATGTTGGGCAGGAGCATCCATATCAATAGCCCCTCCGCATAAAGCACAGACCGGGTCTTTACTTGCGATAGCTCGCTTTCTGACCTGTTGCCATACGGAATCTTCCATTACTGTTCCATCTGGTAAAACTCGATTCCCCATTAGATTTGCTCCCAAGTTACTGTTCCGGCCCCAATCCATCGGAGCATTATTTTAACTGGATCAGACAAAGATATTTTCCATTGGAATGTTCCATCAAATCTGAAAACTGGCGTTGGCGGGTAGCCATAGGCTAAACTAGGGTCTGTTTGTGCTGATAGCTCCATGGGCAGAACTCCGAGCGAGCCTTGTGATGGTGCTAAGGTTACTCTGTAAGTTCCACTAGTTGTTACTTCTTTCGTCCAGCTATTGATATTCATTGAGTCTGAACCGAATATCTGAGCGGATTTAAGCTCATCAAGGTCTTTTTCTATTTGGTCAATCATGTTAATTAGACCGCTATCTACTCTACTCATAATTACCTGAACCCCATTCAAATCTTGATAGTTCTTTCGCCGCCATCCATACATGGAACTTTACATATAATGTCTTGGCGTAAAGTCTAGAACCAGTCATGCTCATGTCGAATACTTGGATATTAAATCTAGCCTCGTTATCTCCAGTAGACTTAGCATTGAAAATAATGCCTGAGACTGGCTGCGAGTACGAGCTTTCCGTAGTAATTAGAGTTCCAGTAGGAGAGCCAAGATGAATCTCTGGCAAACAGTAGGCAATAAGAGCATTTGGAGTATGTATATCATCGCATACGAACTTAACCTTAGCCTTACCCATAGCACTCATATATTGGTTGTCTGCATTAGGTACAGTCTGAAAACTGAGCATAGTAGAACCGGTGTTGAAGTAATTTACCTTAATTTGGCTATTCCCTACTCTCTGAGCAGTTTTAAGCTCTTCTAGCTCTCTTTGAATGCTCCTAATCTCTCTAATTAGGTTTCCGCCTTCTCGCTCTATCATGTCTTCACCTCGTAAGTTATTACATCTGTTCCACGATCAGTAGCTTTTGTCTTGGTTTTAACTCTGACCTTTGACGAGCTTGAACGGCTAAAATTGATTACAGACAACTGAAAATCCTCATAGGCCGCACTCTTGCTCTTTGTTACATATGGTCGAACGCTAAAATTTGTCGATCCTGACGAGTACATATAAGTTGTACCTCTAGAATACTCATCAATCTTGAGCGTGATGCCGTCAATCGTAATTTGGATGTCTCTTTGAACAAGAATGTTCTTATGGCGATTCCCAGTAAACTTATGCCAAATCTTTACGCCTGCGCTCCATGATGTTGACGCTGGCACATTGATTACTACTTCACTAGGGGAAACATCGTAGAACTTCATGCCTGAGCTTTGGCTTGAGAACTGAGCCGTTTTAATCTCATCCAATTCCTGCTGGATTTCTTGCACCTGATTAACTAGGTTTGCACCTGCTCTAATCATTGCTTTCTTGCTCCTGGATAATATCTTCGATATCAAGGTTGTCAAAAGTAAGCTGAACTTTCTCAGAATCGTTTTCATCTGCAGTACAATCTATTTTTTCTATGCGATAAAAGCCGTTGACATGGCGTAGCGAGATATTTGAGAGTAACTCTAGGCTAATGGTGTCTCCGACATCCACTTGCGACAAATCGAGCGTATTGTCTCTCAAGGTTACGCTAGGCAACTCAATAATGTCCTTATAGTAATGAAGCGTTGCGTTCGTATGCTCATCTAGCGTATCCTGCTGCGTAACGGAGTTCCATGACACTATTTTCTCTCGGCGATAAATGTAATTCTCCGAAATAGCGTCCTCTGCCGTTGACTGGACTGCATCATCACCGTTGCCAGAGCCTAAACCGTAGATGTAGTTTGCTACTTTCTCCACGGTTCGGTTGAAGCTAAAGTCTTGGATATTGCCTGGGTAAGTTAAGCGCACATCTGGGCGATAAGCGCCCTTGGCTGCGTAAGTATTAAATTTCTTGTCTGGAGTGAAATCAAAATCTGGGCCATCAATGACTTGGCTCAGCTGGAGAATCAAGCTTGCGACTTCTTTGCGAGAGTAGTTCCTGTCGCGCTTGGTTCTGCCTCCGCCGATATTGCTTCCACGGCGAACACCGTAATCGCCACCAGTTTTGGCATTACATTGGTTAATAACATCCCATAGAATGTCCTCTTGGTACTGTTGCGAATAGTTAGCCGTGATGTACTGGCTCTTATAGAAATTCAGATATCCAACACATTGCACGGAGACTTTCACGCTTGGATCGTTTGTCTGGTATCCGAAACTATACACATTGCAACCGATAATATAGGTATTGTCGCGCTT